GTGGTAACTATACTTTACAAAGTAAGTCCGTAACCCCAACAAAATCTCAACAGAGTGTTACTCCTGATAATGGATATTATGGATTATCCGCTGTTACGGTAGCTGCAATTCCTGAAGCATATCAGAATGTTTCTGCTGTTACTGCTACCGCTTCTGACGTACTATCACCAAAAGTTATTGTAGATGCTACGGGCGCTACTATAACTGGTACGATGCCGAACAATGGTGCAGTTTCTCAAACACTTACAGCTACTACTACAAGTTATACAGTTCCGGCAGGCTATCACAACGGTTCGGGCACTGTTTCAATTGTGACAGAAACTAAATCAGCTACTCCGAGCACGTCAAGTCAGACTGTAACGCCAACTACAGGAAAATTATTGACACAAGTTACAGTTAATGCTATCCCAAGTGAATTTGGCGACACAACCGGAGACGATGCTGTTGCAGCAAATATTCTTTCTGGTAAGAAAGCACACAGTAACGATGATGGCGATGCAGTTGCTATTACCGGTACTATGCCTAACAATGGTGCTGTTTCTAGGACACTTGATGCAACTACAAACAATCAGTCGTACACAGTACCTGAAGGTTATCATAATGGTAGTGGTACAGTTAATATTGTTCTTGAAACTAAAACAGCTACACCTACTACATCTTCTCAGAATATAACACCGACATCAGGTAAAGTACTGAGTAGAGTAACAGTTAATGCAATTCCTTCAAATTACAAGGACACAACAAATGTTGATGCAACAGCAGCAGATGTTCTTGAAGGAAAGACTATTGTTACTGGTAGTGGTGAAGTAGAAGGCACAATGCCTAACAACGGAGCTGTTTCACAGACATTAACAGTTTCCTCAACTAGTTATACAGTTCCTGAGGGCTATCACAATGGTCTTGGTACCGTTTCTATTGTTACAGAAGCAAAGAGTGCAACTCCTACAAAGAGTAGCCAAACAATTAGCCCTTCAACGGGTAAAGTATTAAGCTCTGTTACTGTTGCGGCTATCCCAGCAGCATATCAGGATGTTACTAATGTTGACGCTACAGCAGGCGATGTACTAGCAGGAAAAGTTATTGTAGCAGCTGACGGTACAGAGATTACTGGTACTATGCCAAATGTTGGTGCGGTATCTAAAACACTTGATGCTACTTCAAATAACCAGTCTTATACAGTTCCAGAAGGCTATCATGATGGTACTGGAGCAGTCAATATTGTTCTTGAGACGAAGAGCACAACACCTACTACTTCTTCTCAAACAATTACACCTACTTCAGGAAAAGTACTTTCTGCAGTAACAGTTAATGCTATTCCTGCAAAATATGGTGACACAACGGGTGACACAGCTACAGCGGCAAACCTGTTAGCAGGAGCTACTGCACATACTATAGTAAATGGAGCAGCTACACAGATTACTGGTACGATGCCGAATAACGGAGCTATTTCAGGAACAATTGACGGACTTACTACTACAAGTTATACAATACCTGCTGGATATACAACAGGTGGATCTGTTAGTCTGACAAATGATATTGAATTAGCACTAGCAGCAATCTAAGAAAGGAGATGTGTCTATGAGCATCTCCTCAGAAATTACAAGAATAAGTGGGAATGTATCTGACGCCTTTGATGCTATTGAGGCAAAAGGTGTGCAAGTCCCTGCGGGTTCTACTAGTGATGACCTAGCAACTCTGATAGCGCTGATTTCAGGCGGCGGTGGTGGAGTTGTCATCACAGAGACTCCGGATTCTCATGGTGGTACTATTGTTGAAATCACAGGAGAAGAAATATGGTTACAGTCAAAGAATGCTACACCCACTACTTCTTCCCAGCTGATTGAACCTGATGAAGGGTATACAGGACTTTCTTCTGTTAGAGTATCTCCTATTCCAAGTGAATATATTATTCCAACAGGAAGCTACAATATAACTAGTAATGGAAGCGGAATTGATATAGCTCAGTATGCTACCGTTAATGTTAGTGTTCCTTCTTCTGGCGGTTCTTTACAAGAGAAAACAGGAATTGCTCCTACAGAGTCAAGTCAAACAATATTTGCAGATCAAGGTTATGATGGACTATTATCGGTTCAGATTGATCCAGTGAGTAGTTCTTATGTTGGATCTGCAATAACTAGAAGAACAAGTTCTGACTTAACAGCTTCAGGAGCAACTGTTTCAGTTCCTGCGGGATATTATTCTTCTGCGACTTCAAAAAGTGTTAGTTCAGGAACTGCAGGAACACCTTCAGCGTCGAAAGGTACAGTTAGTAACCATTCTATTTCTATCACTCCTTCAGTTGTAAATACTGCTGGTTACATATCTGGAGGTACTAAAACAGGAACTGCTGTTACAGTTACAGCAGCAGAATTAGTTTCAGGTACAAAACAGATTACTTCAAATGGTACTAACATAGATGTAACCGATTATGAAAAAGTTACAGTTGCAGTTCCTGGATCAACTGTTAATCTTCAGGATAAGACTGATATTGATCCATCAACATCTTCTCAAACTATAACAGCTGATGAAGGCTATGATGGATTAGGAAGCGTTCAAATAAATGCTATGCCTTCTGGCACAGCAGGAACACCAACTGCAAGTAAAGGAACAGTTTCTAACCACTCTGTATCAGTAACTCCCTCAGTAACAAATATTACAGGTTATATTACGGGAGGAACGAAAACAGGTACTGCAGTTACAGTAGCTGCTTCAGAACTTGTTAGTGGTAGTGAGACAAAAACAGAAAATGGAACATATGATGTAACAAATCTAGCAAGTCTTGTTGTTGCTGTGCCTGCTCCTGTTCATACTTTACAAACAAAGTCAGAAGAATTTACCCCCAGTGAGTCAGAGCAAAGTACAACCATAACTCCTGACACAGGGTATTATGGATTAAGTGAAGTTTCTGTAACAGTAAATCCTATTTCTTCTACATATGTAGGTAGTGGAATTACTAGACGATCTTCAACAGATTTGTCAGCTTCAGGAGCTACCGTAACAGCGCCAGCAGGATATTATTCTTCTGCCGCAACAAAGACTATAACGAGTGGTTCGGCAACACCTGCAGAATCAATTTCTGCAACTGGAGCAACTGTTACAACTGGAACTAACACACTAACATTAACTAAGTCTTCTGTTAGTAACACACCCGTAGTTTCTGCTGGTTATATCTCTTCAGGAACTGCAGGAAATTCTTCAGTGTCATTGACTGCATCTGTTAATATCCGTTCATCTTCAGATTTAACAGCCTCTGGAGCAACGGTAACTGCCCCTGCTGGGTATTATGCAAGTGCAGCAACAAAGAGCGTTAGTTCTATGACACTACCGACGTCTGCCTCCTCTAGTGCTACATCTGGTTACACATCAAAAGCTACTATTAGCAGAAGTACTTCTGATCAATATATAAATATACCTACTGGGTATAATTCTGCAGGAGCGTACTACAAGATTAATGCTGTAGCTAATGGTTCTGCAACAGCTCCTGCAACAATAAGTGGAACATCTGCCTCTGTTTCAACTGGAACAAATACTTTGACACTAACAAAAACGGTTTCTGTCACACCTTCAGTTACAGAAGGTTATATTTCAAGTGGAACAGCAGGAAACAGTTCAGTATCTCTTACAGCTTCTGTTACAACGAAAGCAGCAGCCACAATCACTCCAACAACAACTAATCAAACAATATCTTCTGGAACTTATCTAACGGGTACACAAACGATTGCAGGTGACGCTAATCTAGTTGCAGGAAATATCATTAGTGGAAAATCAATCTTCGGAGTTAGTGGTTCAGTTGTTATTCAACATTACTACACAGGAACTGGGGCACCTTCTTCATCGTTAGGAGAAAACGGTGATATCTATCTTAGAACAAGCTGAGGTACAGTAAATGGCGACAGCAAGATTGGTTCCTTCAACCTATTATTTAAGTAATTCATCGTATCTATCAGTATCAAATGAAGATAATATGTATACAAATACAGATAGCTCTACTTATGGTACTTTTACCCATGGCAGAGCATCTACAAATAGTACATATTATGCTTATTTACGAGGGTTTAATTTTAATTTACCATCTGACGCAGAAGTAACTTCTTTTACTATTAAAATTAAAGCCCGTGCGACTGGTCATACTACTTCAACTTCTTCTTCTTATTATATGTCCCTTTATAATGGTACAAGTGCAATTGGTAGTACAAGTGCTTCTGGTAGATTAACCACAACAACAACCACATTTACTTTTTCTATTCCAAGTTCATTAACTTGGTCTGTATTATCAGGATATGGGTCAAACTTTGGTATTCGTATTCCTTTAAGAAGAGCAAGTTCAAATACTGCTGATGTTGTTTCTGTTTATGGTGCCGAAATAGAGGTTAACTACACTGTTCCTGTTCAGTATAGTGTTACGATTAATAACTCTACTTCTGCTACTGTTATCGCCAGCGATACAGCCCCTTATGAGGGTGATGACGTTGATATTTTCACTGACACATTAAATGGTCTGACGATTACAGATAATGGAGTAGATGTAACGAGCCAGTTTGAGCAGATAACGGGCGGAACCGTTTCGGCGGTTCCGGGCTCTAATTTTACTACAGGGTTCAGTAGTACCAGCGGGAACTTTTACCAGAACTCCAGCACGACAAGTACTGCTTGGTTGGAATATGCAATCGGTCATTCTGCAGAAAGCCCATATTCTACAAGTAATACTAGTAATACATATGTTAAACCTGAAGGTTCTACTGGGTGGATCAACTATGAGTTTGACTTCAGTGAAATTCCCTCAAATGCCACTATTAATAGTGTTAGTGTTGCTGTTTATGGCGGTAGAGAAGACTCTAGCATTGATAGTACACATGTAGCTAGATTTCAATGTTATTCTGGGTCTACTGCAAAAGGAACTTTACAGAACTTCACATCTACTAGTAATGGTAAAGTAACCGTTACCGATGTTGGAACTTGGACAGCAGCTGAGCTCCATGATGCTATTCTACGATTTGAGCTAGGATACTACGGCGGTCGAATGCTTGGTATAACCTGGACAGTAACATATACAGTCAATGATTATGTCTATGTAATCAACGCTATTGCAGCGGATCATACAATCGTAGTTACTAGTGGCGGTGTTGTTCAAACTATATACTTTAAGAATAATGGCTCCTGGGTGGCCGCGAACACTGTATATAAAAAAGTAAATGGGTCTTGGGTATTACAGACCAATTTAGTTAATGTTTTTGATAGCCAGACAAACTACGTTAAGGGGTGATAATGTTTGGCAATTAGTAAAGTTATCTTGAATGGAACCACCCTTATTGATGTAACTCAAAAAACAGTTACTTCAGGAACCATGTTAGACGGAACTACTGCGTTGAAGAATGACGGAACTGATATAACAGGTTCAATTGAAAGTAAATCTTCAACTGATCTAACAGTGAGCGGTGCAACTGTCACAGCACCGGCAGGGTTTTATTCAAGTAATGCAAGCAAATCTGTAGCAAGCGGTAGCGCAACTACTCCTGCAACAACAATCAGTACAACTCCTAGTATATCTGTTTCATCTGCAGGATTAATTACTTCTTCAGTTACGGGAAATAAAAGTGTTACTCCAACTGTTTCAGCAGGATATGTAGATTCAGGAACAGCGGGAACTATCAGCGTAAGCGGAAGTAATACAAGTCAGTTAAGTACACAAGCTGCTAAAACAGTGACTCCAACAAAGTCACAACAAACTGCTGTAGCTTCAGGGAAGTATACAACAGGTGCTGTAACAGTAGCAGCTATTCCCGCTGAATATATAACAACTACAGATGCTACAGCAACTGCAGCACAGATATATTCTGGTGCAACTGCTTATGTTAATGGTTCAAAGATTACAGGAACTGCTGAAGTTTCTGTTGACGGACATAGACTTATTATGCCTTCGGGCCTTATTAGCATTTAACGAGGAATAAGTATGAGTTATTTAGATCAAATTACAGTTGGATCTACTACATATGATCTTCAAGATTCAGGAGCTCAAAGAGTTACTTTAATAGGAGCTTCCGCTCCTACTACGTCTACTGTAGGTGTTGTTGGTCAACACTATATAAATACATCTGCTACAAGTCATCCATATGAATATGTTTGCACTGCTGTTTCTTCAGGAACATACACATGGATACCTGTTGATTCTAGTGACGCACCTGTTACTAGTGTTAATAGTAAAACTGGTGCTGTAGTTCTTGACAAGACGGATATAGGTCTAGGGAATGTAGCTAATGTTGCTCAGTACTCAGCAAGTAATCCTCCACCTTATCCAGTGACATCAGTCAACGGTTCAACGGGTGCAGTAACGGTGAGTGTTCCGTCTGCAGCAACTGCAACTCCTTCAAACTTAGGAACAGCGGCGGTTGGAACAAGTACTAAATATGCTAAAGAAGATCACGTGCATAAGATGCCTACAGCTTCTGATGTAGGAGCGTTGCCTTCTAGCACTTCTATCCCTTCAAAAACAAGTGATTTAACTAATGATAGTGGTTTCATTACTTCATCCTCTCTACCTGTTGCCGCAACTGAAACACCTGAGGATCTAGGTACAGCTACAATAGGCACATCAACAAAGTATGCTAGAGAGGATCATGTACATACTAAGCCAACATATAGTAAGTCAGACGTTGGATTAGGTAATGTAGACAACGTAAAACAGTATTCAGCTTCAAACCCGCCTCCGTATCCCGTTACTAGCGTAAATGGAAATACAGGTGCAGTAACTGTAGTAGAAGACGATAAAACTTGGAATGGTGTTACTTTAAATAAATCTTACGGAGCAAGTAATAGTAACTACTATATTCCAGCTATCGAAAGTGGAAGCGTTTCAGATACAACAGCAAGATTCACTCTTGCTACTACAAGCCCAACTACTAATGCCATACCAAAATATAATGTAGACAGTTATTTAATTTCAACTACTCCTCCTGCTAATGACAATTCAACAAGAGTAGCTACAACAGCTTATGTAGATAGCGCTATTGACGATCTTCCTGAACCTATGGTGTTTAAAGGATCTTTAGGTACAGGAGGAACAGTTAGTACATTACCAGCAGCAGCAACTTCAAATACAGGATTTACATATAAAGTAATTACTGATGGAACGTATGCTTCACAAGATGCAAAAGTTGGTGATACATTTATCAGTGATGGAACTGCTTGGGTATTGATCCCTTCAGGTGATGAACCTAGTGGAACTGTTACAAGTGTTGGAGTAAGTAATGCTACTAATGGCGGATTATCTGTAAGTGGCAGCCCTATTACTAGTAGCGGAACAATCTCTATTGGTCACAGTAATGTATTAAGTAGTGCACAAACTACACAAGCAGTGTATCCGATAAAGATTGATAAGAATGGACATATTAGTGCCTACGGAAGTGCTGTTAGTATTCCAAGCAAGACTAGCGACCTAACTAATGATTCTGGATTTATTACCTCTGCTTCTGTACCAGCAGCAGCAACTGAAACACCCTCTGATTTAGGTACAGCGGCTATTGGTACTTCAACAAAATACGCTAGAGAAGATCACGTTCATACAAAGCCAACATACTCCAAGAGTGATGTAGGCTTAGGAAATGTAGATAATGTAAAACAATACAGTGCTAGTAATCCTCCTCCGTATCCAGTAACAAGTGTAAATGGAAATACAGGAGCTGTAACAGTTGTAGAAGACGACCATAAGTGGGCTGGAGTTACACTTGGAGCATCTGGAGCAAATACAGCTGCAAATGCTTATGTTCCTTCAGTGTCGACAATGGGAAACACTTCGGGAACAGCTTACTGGGCAACTGTTAGTAGTACACCAACGGCATACGTTATAGCAAAGTATGATGGTGATAAGTATCTATATTCTACAACTCCTGCAACAAGTGATAATTCAAGTAAGGTTGCTACAACTTCATTTGTAAAAAGTTCATTACCAACAAAAGTTAGTGATTTAACAAATGATAGCGGATTTCTAACATCTTCTGGTGCTGTCACATCTTTCAACGGAAGTACTGGAGCAGTTACATATACAGCTCCTGTGACCAGTGTTAATGGTGAAACAGGTGCAGTTACAATTACTGATAGTGACGAAAAACTGAAAACAGATAGCTTACCAGATGCAACAGATGAGTATGTGCTACTAGGTCCTGCAAGCACAACAGCAGGAAATAAGTATTATACTACTGGAATGTCTTTCAGATCTCGTTCCGATGAAAAGACAGATCGTCTAACAATAGGTGTATCAGGAAACAGCTCTAGTACTACAAGAAGATCAGGTCAGATTGCCCTTTACAATCAAGATAAATACTGTATAATAAGAAATTCTTCTACTACTAATAGTGGTTACTATATCAATGTTCCTGCATCTGGAGGCACATTAGCACTTTCTTCTGAAATTCCTACTAAAGTTAGTGATTTGACTAATGATTCTGCCTTTGTTGATGCAACAGGAGCTGCCGCCGCGGCACCCGTACAGTCGGTAAATGGTTCAACTGGAGCAGTTACTGTTTCAGTTCCGTCTGCATCGTCAGCAACACCACAAGCGCTTGGAACAGCGGCAGCAGGTACTTCTACTGATTATAGTAGAGCAGACCACGTCCACGCTAAACCGACCTATTCAAAATCAGATGTAGGCTTAGGAAATGTTGACAATGTTCAACAGTATTCCGCTAGTAATCCTCCTCCTTATCCAGTAACTTCAGTGAATGGAAAAACTGGAGCAGTTACCGTAGCAGAAGATGATAAAACATGGGGCGGTATAGAACTGGATGATTCTGTTGCTAATGTAGCCGCAGACTCATACGTTCCATTTCTGTATTCGGATGACACGGCAAAATGGACTACGGCGTCTTCTACCCCAGCTAACTATAAAATCGCTAAATACGCCAATGGTGGATATCTCAAGTCTACAACTCCGTCAGCTAGAGATAATTCTACAAAGGTTGCAACTACAGCATATGTTGATAGTGCTCTTCCTGAAGCAGCAACTGCAACACCTTCTAATCTTGGAACAGCAGCAGTAGGTACATCTAGTAAATATGCAAAAGAAGATCACGTACACAACTATCCTGATGTTGTTCACGTTGGATCTAGTGCCCCTTCAGACAGTAACATTGAATTGTGGCTTGATAATAGTTCAGGTGGCAACTCAGTAGTTTCTTCAGTAGACGGAAAAACTGGTACAGTTACGGTACTTCCGTCTGGTGGAACTACAGGTCAAGTTCTAAAGAAAGTATCCGGTACTAGTTATGATGTTACTTGGGCTAATGAAAGCGGTTCAGTTACTTCTGTTAATGGTCAGACCGGCGATGTTACCGTCCCGACTGTTGCTATTCAGGACACGACTCCGACTGGCGGAGAACTGCTCTGGGTAGACACGGACGAGCCGGGAGTTAATGTTACCATACCGCAGATAGACGACAACAATGTCAGCTCAGACGATACTTGGTCGAGCCAGAAGATACGAGACTTTATCTACCCGGTTGGATCTATCTATATGAGTGTAAACTCAATTTCTCCAGCTACTATCTTTGGCGGCACTTGGGAACAGCTTGAGGACAGGTTTCTTCTTGGTGCAGGCCAGACGTATACCGCAGGAGATACTGGCGGCGCGGCTACACATACGCACACGACTGGTGACCACACGCTGACTATCTACGAAATCCCGAGCCACAACCACAGTATGGCTTTAGCAAATACCGATGCTTCGCTTTCGTCATATGCTCGATTCGGTTACAACGGAGAAGCATTTCGAGGAAATACAGGCAATTCTGGTGGCGGTCAGGCGCACAACCACGGCGATACAGGTTCTTCCAGCAATCTCCCGCCGTACCTCGTTGTGTACATGTGGGAAAGGACGGCTTAACTATATAACTTATGAATAATTAATTACGATCTGTAATATAATAATACAATCAAGGAGCTCAATATAATGATCTATTTTGTATTTGAAATGCAAAAGATGTCGGAACAGCAGTTAGTTATTCCGACTCCACTATCCACTTATTCCGATTGGAATCAGGCACAAAGTGAATTTCACAGACTTTGCTCTTTGGCAGCTATATCTTCTGTAATGAAACACACTGTTGTGATGATGGATGATAATGGATTTATCTGTGATAGCAAAAGTTACGAACACGAGAGTGAATAAATCAATTTTAAGGATGACTTGACGATGGCTCTAACATTAACAAATGACATACTTAAGTTCCGTGAGTCTACATCAGACCCCTGGGAAAAGCTTCTAATACAAGCTAACATGAATTTTAATCTCATCTATCCTGTCGGCTCTATCTATATGTCTACAGTTAATGTAGACCCAGGCACGATATTCGGAGGAACATGGGAGAGGCTGAAAGATAGGTTTTTGCTTGGTGCCGGCGACACTTATACGGCGGGAGATACCGGCGGTGAAGCTACGCATACTCTGACAGAGAACGAAATACCAGCTCATACGCATGGCAGTAAATCGTTGGTTGGTACAATGAACCCTTTGTCATGGGCATCAAGTGCTTCAGAAAGTGGCATTGTCAGTGGTGTGCAACAGCATACAGATAGAGTCGGAAATTCAGGCTCTAACTGGGGTGACAGATTGTACACAATAAATGCCACTCACGAACATGGCAGCGTAGGCGGAAGTCAAGCTCATAACAATATGCCCCCTTACCTCGTCGTCTATATGTGGCGTAGGCTCACTCTTTCCCCAACTATCTATACTCCTCCTACAAATGTTCTCATCGGTGAAGTAGCAAGCGAGGACATCGTGCCAGTTTCTAAAGGTGGAACAGGAGCAAACACGGCGGCAGGAGCGCTTACTAACCTGGGTATAGCTGGATCATTTACATATTCCACAACAGAGACGGAAACAGGGCAGACGTGGATAGACGGCAAAAAGATATACAGAAAAGTCTTCCAAGTAACTACTACTATTGCCGCTGGGGCATACTCAATTGACGTCAGCCTTCCGACAGATCGGATTGGTCAACTAACATCGATGTATGGCATTGGACTAAACGGAAGCAACTATTTCCCTCTTCATTATCCGTATAGCTCGTCAGCACTTGGATATTTTTATTTGTCATCTGGTGGTTATGTTACTGGCAATATGCCGTTCGTGTCCAGTAAAACCATATTCGTTTTCGAATATACAAAGGCTTCGTGAAGAGAATAAATATGGCAGAGGTAACATATGAGTGTTTTAAAGATAAAAAATGGAAATACATGGATTGAAATACCCGCTGGAGGAGCTGGAGTTCCCTCAGGAGGAACAGCTGGTCAGATACTGAAAAAGAGTAACTCAACAGATTATTCTACAGAATGGTATACACTAACAAGTAGCAGTTTACTTGCTCAAGGTATGACAATTCTAAGTTCCAATCAGTATGGGACAACTCTTCCAGCTGCAGGAAATGAAGGAAGAATTTTCTTTCTAAAAGTATAGTGAGGTGAGCTGAATGGCAAACAGCGGTTATTCTCAGGAGTGGTCAAGGCAACACAGCTCCATTGGCACAACGACAATAAGAGTATATTACTCTGCGTCTTATAACGCCGCCAGCAACAGATCCACTATAACAGTAACTCCGCAAATGAAGCACAGCGCAAATGCTGGTTCGTTTAGCTTTTACGGAACTTCTGGCGTTCCCGGTGGTGTTTACGGAAATGGAACAAACCTCTATCCAATGACCAATGGCTATGGCAGTACCGGTCAGCTCACTGGCGGCAGTGGAACGTCGTGGTGTAGTTTGCACGCATCGTCTGGCTCTATCAGCACGTTCACTGTCAACCATAATAGCAGTGGTAATGCTTCGTTCACTCTTGGTATGTATGGCTACGGCTGGTTTGCATACGGTCCTACAACCAATGGCCCAATTGGTTCTAGTGCTGGTAATACAATCACCATCCATGAGAATGCTCCATATACTATTTCGTATAACGCAAACGGAGGAACTGGAGCACCTGCCTCACAAGCCGTTTATGCTGGCGTAAGCTATACGATTTCCAGTGGAGTTCCTACCAGAACTGGCTGTACGTTCCTCGGATGGTCTACCAGTTCTACAGCGTCAACTCCGACTTATGTCGGCGGAAACACAGTAACCCCGAACGGAAATCTTCCGCTGTACGCAGTATGGTCCGCCGACTCTTACACGGTTAGCCTTACGGCAGGAACGAACATCGCGTCCGTCTCTGGTGCAGGGTTGTACAACTACGGATCCTCCGTCACGGTAGATGCCGTCCTCGGGTCTGACCCCGGCTACACCTACGCTTTCGATGGATGGTATGATGAAGACACGAAGGTCTCTTCGAGTTTGTCATATACTTTCACGATGCCTGCGAGTGCGGTATCTCTTACGGCTGTCGGTACGAGATCTATAAACTCTTACACTCTCTCGTTTGATGCAAACGGAGGCGAAGGTGCACCGGAAGCTATCACGAAAACCTATGGCGCTACGTTTACGCTTCCGGCTACTATCCCGACAAGAACAGACTATCGCTTCCTTGGGTGGTCAACTAACAATTCTGCAACAACACCTGATTATCTACCTGAATCAAGTTATACTATTACGGAAAACAGTATTCTATATGCAGTATGGCATGAAGCAAGTGCAGGTTCAGTACATATTGATAATGGAACATCTTTTGATGTATATCTAATATATATAGATAACGGTACAAGTTGGGATCAGTATATTCCTTATATTGATAATGGCACTAGTTGGGATATATATAGTTAACTTCAAAAAATAGTGCTTAATTGTATATATAAAGTATCTAAATTTCAAACTTATATTTTACAATTAAAGGTACGAGAAAGAAATGACATTAGAAGAAATAGTGAAATATAGTGGAGGGGCGATACTATTATTGTTAACATTTGTTGAAATTGTCCCAATAAAGATAAATCCGTGGAGTTGGATAGCAAGTAAGTTGGGAAAAGCTCTAAACAAAGATCTTTTACAAGAGATGAAGGACCTCCAGGAAGCTCATAAGAAAGATCAAGAAGAGAATGACAAAAGACTTCGAGCGGTAGAAAATACTCAATTAGAATTTGAAAAATATTACAAACGCGATGATGCTAAAACTGCTAGAAGGCGTATATTACGCTGCGCAGACGAATTACGAATGGGTATAGAACACTCTCAAGAATTCTTTGATGATATTCTTGACGATGTTTCATGCTACAATAATTACTGCTTAGAAAACCCAGATTTCAAAAATATGAAAGCCATAGTAGCAATTGAATTCATAAAAGATACTTACCAACGTTGTCTAAAAGAAAACAAATTTCTATAATTTACTAGTAAAGGTGGGATAGCAGTTGAATAGAAATACCGTATTAGAAGCTGCAAGATCCTGGTTAGGTAGAAAAGAAGCTGACGGTTCTTTCAAAGTTATTATTGACACATATAATAGTATAGTTCCTCTTCCTTGCGGATATAGAATGACATACTATGACCCGTGGTGCGCAGCATTTGTTTCTGCTGTTGCTCAGAAAGTTGGGGCTACTAATATTATATATCCTGAATGTAGTTGTGACAGAATGATACAACTATATCAGCAACACGGAAGATGGATGGAGAATGACGCTTATACTCCACAACCTGGAGACGTTATTTTCTACGATTGGCAAGACTCAGGGTCAGGTGATAATGTTGGATCTTCTGACCATGTAGGCCTTGTATATTCTGTTGTTGGAACTTCAATGACAATTATTGAAGGAAACTGTAGTGATTCTGTTTGTTTTACAACAAGAACAGTAAATCAAAGATACATAAGAGGTTACGGATTACCTGATTATGAAAACTCTGTAGTTACTGTTCCTTCTACCCCAGCAATAACAGTTCCACAAACTAACATGGCTGTTGGCAGCAAAGTTAAAGTTACAGGAAGTTCTTGGTATACCGGAGCTCTAATACCACAGTGGGTAAAAGATGATACCTGGATTATACTCTGTATAAATGGGGACCGCGTTGTATTAGATAAGAACGTGTCTGGAACAAGAAGTATAATGTCTCCAATAAATATCAAGGACATTGTCCTTGCTGATAGTTCCACTACTACAAATGTTATAAATACAACACCTACCGTTTCTGTTATCACTTCAAGTAATATGACTGAAAAAGAAATGTGGGATTACTTGATGTCTGTGTATAATAACAAATATGGTGTAGCTGGTATAATGGGCAACCTTTATGCAGAAAGCGGACTTATCTCAACAAATCTTGAAAACCAGTATGAGTCAAAGTTAGGTTATAATGACACAACATATACACAAAGTGTTGATAATGGAACTTATACAAACTTTGTGAATGATAGTGCCGGTTATGGATTAGCTCAATGGACTTATTGGTCTCTTAAGAAAGGCTTGTATAACTACGCTAAGTCTAATAAGAAGTCAATAGGCGACGCTAGAATGCAACTAGAATTCTTAGTTTCCGAGTTTGCTTCTCTTCCAGCAATTGTTTCTGCAATTAAGAACGCAACTAATATTAGAACTCCTTCCGATATCATACTGACACAGTATGAAAGACCTGCAAATCAATCAGAAGCTGTTAAAGTTGCAAGAGCCAATTTTGGTCAGAATTATCTTAACAAGTATGGAAATAGTACAACTGTTACACCTTCTTCAAATGAAACTAATATAACTCCGTCTACTTCAAAAGAATACTCTGTAGGTGATGTTGTAAACTTTACAGGAAGCAAACATTATATTAGCTCCTATTTGGATATTGGATTCAGTTGCAAGCCTGGAAAAGCAACAATAACTATTATAAACAAAAAAGGTAAACATCCTTATCATCTCATAAGAACAGCTGCTGGTGGATCAACTGTTTATGGATGGGTTGACTCAGGAACATTTAACTAAGGAGTAACAAATGGAATTCATTTCCTTGTATGGTAATCAGATTATCTTTACATTACTAACAGGAGCACTAACTGCAATAGGAACCTGGATAGGAAAAAAGTATGAAGAAATCTGTAATGAAAGAATAAAAAGAGATACAGTAAAGACTTGCGTCAATGCTGTTGAACAACTCTATCCCGATATGCTGGGAGAAGAAAAATATATAAAAGCAACTGAATCTATAAAAGAGATTTTGTTTAATAAGAATATTATTATAACAGATCTTGAAATAAAAATGATGATTGAAGAACAGTGTAACAAATTCAATCAGTTTAAGAATATGAATAAAGAAAAACAACATTCTACTGAAGGAGAAAATGATAAACAATGAATATTACTCAAATTTGTTCCTTAGCTATTTTACTAGTGTTCGCTATTATTTCAGCTTTCGTAGTTCCTGTGTTAAAGCAGAAGTTAGGTCAAGATAAGCTGAACAAGATCTTGATGTATGTTGAGATTGCAGTTGCTGCTGCAGAACAACTATACAATGCAGATCAGGGTGCAGAAAAGAAAGCTTATGTTCTAGCTTACCTGAATGAAGAGTTAGCAAAACATGGTCTGGTTGTTGATATGGAAACTCTTGAAAATCTAATTGAGTCACAAGTGTTAATTCTCCACAATCAGCTGAAAGAAGCTTAAGTTTATAAGTAGTATCTTCTAAAAACGCCTTCTCTGAATGAAGGCGTTTTTTAATTGATAAAATTTTAATAACTTACTGTAACACTTAAACTTTCTGCTAAATTATATTGTATAAAAATGTGATATACATATAAAGAGGTATCAACTATGAAATTTATCTTGAAAGAATATCTGAATAGTATTTCCTATTGGTTCGGACAATATGACGATGAAAAGTTTGAATTTGAACCAACTATTGATGATGAGCATAATTTTATGGAAGCAGTTCTTAAGAACTACTCAAAAGAAACATTAGAGGAAGTACTTGAAAAATTCATTCATGAAGAATATCCTGATTATGATTCATTAGATCTTGAAGAGCAAATGGAAGCAATCAAAGAAGTATTGTTTGACCATCTTGATGAATTCGGTGACGACGCTGAACAGTTCTTCGAGGCTGATGCATACGAACAGTACAAAGACAGTGTAGAATATAATAAAGATCCGTATGCTTACTATGGTCTAAACCAAAGAGACTTCTATTAATAGGAGAAATATACAATGTTAAATATAGATAAGATTTATGAAGACCTTCATGACCTTGTTCCATCAAATTATGAATTTGATGATTTGAAGTGGAGACCTGACGAGACAATGATGCAGACCCGAGTATATAAACTCGGAAAATTGATATACGATGAACCTCCTTTCTATGAAGTAAAAAACATCTCTAGAGATGTTATGAAGAGAATTGAGCAGTATCTGACTTCTAATGGTCTTGAGTATGAATTTAGTACAGACTCAGAATACTTTCCTTCAGGCAGAGTAGTATATCGTACGGTTAGAATATGGGAGAAAGATGACGAAGATATGTTTGAAAGTCTTCTAAATGCAAATCGTTCACCCGCAACCGAACAAGATGTTATAAGTGCTTTGTCTTACATGAAAGGGATTACTCCTAAAGAAGCAAAGTACGCGATTGAACGTGGAGTGTATAGTGAAAAAGAACTTCAGAAAGCTCTTTTATACTCAGCTACAGAAGGTCTTCCTAGTTCAGAAAAGCAAGAGTTTGCAAATCAGCTCTATAAAGAATTTGGGCTCTTAGACGAATCAAGAAAAAAGAGAAAAGATGTAGCAGGTTTCTTCTCTACATTGTATCCAGGTGATCCAGAAAAGAATGCTGAAGTTTTCAACAATAGTACTGATGACAGTGCAACATTCTCTGAAATTTCTGAAAGTTTTACTAATGGTGATTGGGTATATCTGTCTGACATAATTGAAGGAATGGTAGACAATATGTCTGACGACGATATTGATAAAGACTTAAGACTATTTAAGAGAATAGCTCAAAAACTTCAAGTTCGTAATATGGACGATGTTGTTGTAGTTATTGATCCAGACGGTGAATTTGATCCTCAATATTATGTTACTGAAGTAGGACAGAAAGTTGGTCCTATCTATAAGAATAACAATGATATAGTTGAGTATGAGATCTTTGGTGTACATATGATTGCTGAAAATCATTCAAGTCAGATTTTCCTTTACTTCAGAGATTCATCGTCAGCAAAGAAATACATGGAAGCTATTGAAAAGTTAAATGAAAGTATCTCTACTTCCAAGTTAAATGAGAGCAAAGAAAGCTCTGAAAGAACTAACTTAATAAATAAGATAAAATCTTTCGGAAAGAATTATAACTTTGAAAAGTATACTGACCAGCAACTATGGAGAATTGCTAATCGGTTACAAGACGCAAAAGATATAGAAGATGTAATGAAAGATTTTGCTGAGAAAAGAAAGCAAGGAAAAACCGTCAAGGAGTATGACCCAGATTACGATATTCCTGATGAGACTTATGTAGAAAAAATGACTATAAAAGAAAAGTTAAATCGCCTTGATGAACAAGGTATTGACAATGAGCATTACTTAGACTTAAGAAATCTTTTTGAAGCAGTAGCTCCTACAATGACTCCTGAAGAAAAAGAAGAATTAAGAAAAGTAGTAAATTCTACAAATGATCCTGACATTATTTCTGCTTATTTAACTGGTAAGTATAAAGAGAAAGATGAAAGTCTGAAAGAAGATTTACAATCTAATCTATTTAGAAAATTACAAGATGCTGTAGGAGAATTCCTTGAGTTCTGTAAAGATATGGAATGGGAATTCCCTGAAGGACTTATTTTTGATGATTGGAATGACTGGATTGATGATAATAGAATGTCACTATCTGAAGAAGCTGCGGAAAGTGCGGAAACTTTATTCAATGAATATGGACATTTTTACGACGTTAATAAAGAACTTGCAAATCACGGTGTAGATGATTGGGAAACAGCTACATTTATTGAATATTATGAAGCACTTCAATCTGCATACGAAGCAGCTATTGAAGAGTGGGATAGAAACCATCAAGGAGAAGAATAAAACTATGAAAATAAGTAAACTCAATGAAAATTTTGATAGATATTCTTTACTCGGAAGAATATTTAATCAGTTTCCCGACCTCTCATCAAAGGATGAGGACTACTTAAATAACTTAACTACTGATGAATTAGTTTCGGAGATTAAGAATAGAGGCTGGGAAAGTCTTCTAGAAGAGTCACTGAATGAATACTGGGACAAGATTGAAGACACTCCTTACTACAAAGTAGCTTCTAAGTCTGTCATGGACAGTGATGGATTCTGGACTGAATACACAATGTATTATGATGAGGACAACAATAATTATTTCTTCATCTTCGGAGACAGCGATTTGTATGGACCTGATCCTAACTATGCTGATTGGGAATGTGATAGTAACGAAGAAGCTGTAGAATGGTATAATAACTATAACGGATTTGAAGATGATGAAAATGATTTTGAAGTAGATATGGACGAAGCAGCTAAAGAGTCTACTGAAACTTCACTTGAACTAGATGAAAATCTGTTTGAAGATTTACTTGTAGAATCTCCTGTTAGAAAATATTCTGTTGAAGAATGGATTGATTCTCAAGGTTGGGCTCCTGACGATGTAGATGACGATGAAGTTGCTTTCTATGCTACAGATGATGGTCCTG